TTACCTGAGCTGATTCTAAGAGTGGTTTGGTGTTTATCACTACTAACAACCCCATTGTCTTTTAAATGCCTTCTTAAATGCTCTAAATCAGAAAAAGTCTTTTTTGCTCCTTTTATATTACTGTAAGCATTAAAAACTTTATTAAACACTTCCCTGTATTTTGGAAACGACCTGTAATTAGATTTGTGAGTTTTTTCATAATGATAAATAGAAACTCTATCTCTTTTTATTTCTTTAGCAATAACAGTAGGGTGTATGTCGTCAACCATTCTTGCTACAACAGCAGCTACACTTCTTGGCACTTGATATTTTTGCTCCCTACTTTTAAAAGCAAGTGATCCTTTACGCAAACCTAATAAACTTGTTGTAAGGTTACATAAATTTCTAAAATTATCTTCAGCTATCATATTAAAATGGCATATCATCTGTGGTTACAAAATCTGTTGGGGTAAAACCTTTTTCTTTTTTAACATCCGTTTGGTTTGTAAACCACCAGCCATCTATTTGGTTATAGTATTTGCCATTGTATTCTCTTGAATAAACATTTACACTAATAGTAACCATATCCCCCTCATTTAGTTTGTTCATTTGTTTAACCTTTTCGCCCATACATTTAATAGCAACTATATTATTAAACTTAGCGTCTGTTTCTACTAAACAGGTTTGACTTTCCCAAGTCTTTCCTGTTTTACTTGTCCCTGCTTCAGCAGTTAATTTTTTGATAAGTTTTCCTTTGATTTCCATAATTTATTTTTTATTAATGATTTCTAAAATTTTAAATAGTTTTTTCCTATCTTCTATAATTTGTAATTTAAGATTAAGATTATTTTCCCTTAGTCTGTTGTATTCGCTTTTAAAATATTGAAGCTGATCAACATTTTCTAAAGGTGTGTTCATACTGTTTTTTGGGATTTCGCTTTCCATAATTTATTATTTAGTTAGTAAAAAAGAAAGTGAAAAGGAATTGATACAACCACAAAGTATAACCGCTGAAATTATTAATTTGTACATATCTAACCTTTTCACAATCTATGTTATTTCTTTTTAAATTCTTCTGATTCATCTTCACCAAAAACTCCAAGTTCATAAAAGCCAGTCAGCTTTAATACTGCCCTGCTCATAGCTCGTTTCTCTGCCATTTCCATTACATACCAAGTGTTGCAGTTTCCATCTTTAAAACCACCCTTCAATGCTGAGCCAAAAGTTTGTATTGATGCTTCACCTTTTAACGCATTTGCTTTTACTACACAAAAATCTCTTTCACAATTTATAACTTCATAGTCAATAGTAATATTTTCTATTGCTTGAATTTTATCAATTCCTGATCTTGTGATAATTATATAGTGTTGGTGTTTAAAAACATCTTCTTTATCTAATCCATAATGATGATACTTTTCTTTTATTTTTTCAGTTTTCATATTGTTGTAATTAACGCTTTATTATTATTCTGTTTTTCGTATAGTTCTTTATACATCTTTAAATTTCTTGCAATTCTTATATTTTCTTTTTCATTATAAAAAAAAGAACCTTCTTCTTCTACTTCATAGTCGTAAGATTCATCAAGATTAAGTCCTGTTAGTTTAATATAAGTGTCAAGAGCTTCTTCAATCTGTTCTTTAGTTCCAAATATTCTAATGCTTGGCTCAACTTTCTTTAAGTCAGCAAACCAGCCATCTTTAGATAGATTGGAAATTTTTTTATATACTCCATTATTATAAAAGTAAAAAGATTCACAAAATAGCTGATTCTCCATATACTCTAAAGCTAATCTTTCTTGTTCAATTTTTTCTTTTAACTCCATACTGTATTATCTTTAAAGTTATAGTATTCAGTTTTGATTTTAACAAATAAGTCTATTACTTGTTCATCAACAGATTTTTCTAGTAAAAATTGCTGATGCTCTTTTTCTATATTTTTCAATAATAAATAAAGTCCATCTGTGATTTTGTTGAGCCATACAGGATTTTCATTTATTACATCTAATATAGATATAATAGCTTCATCTTTGTTTGTAGCTTCTTTCATTGTGTAATTTGATAACATTTTAGTTTTATTTAATTTAACTTTGATTGACAAGGCAAAGATACATACTTTTTTTTATTTACACAATTATTTACAACTTTATTTACAAAGTTATTAACAATTTAGATGTTAATAGCGTTTTTGCTAGATAAGAAGCTTTTAGTCCTGTCTAGTATATAGGTATTAAAAAGAAAAGAAAGTGCTTAAAACGGCTTAACGGTGCTATACACTAAGCATTATTACTGCTACTATAATAAGTAAGTATATTGTAAAGAGTTTCCAAGTGGGGTTATCTTCCATCATAAAGGCATTAAAAGGTTAATAGGAAGTGTACCATTGTTAAGCACAACAGCACAGCCTATGGCTGGTTTTTTTCCTGCTTTAGCGTAATTAAAACTTAGATTAGTAAAATTAATGCCTGTTCCTACTTGAGTGCCAAATACTCTAAAGTTTCTGCCTACATAGTGTTCTGTATAGCATTGAGTGTGTAAGTGTCCTTGAACAGTATTCATCATATCAGCACGACATTTTGTTCTAGCTGTACCCCCTTCCCCGTGAACATATTGAACACCATCTTGCACATATCTTTCAACAAATTCCCAATTTGGAGTGCCTAATACTTCACTATATGATTTTAGCCAAGCTGAAGGAATACCACCTGTCATAGCTTTCCGAGCTGCCATTCTATCGTGGTTTCCGATTATAACCTTTGTTCCTACTTCGTTAAATTCATTGTACCATCTTTGAATTCTTTGTATTGCATAATTTAATTCATCACCTGCTGAAGGTAGATCAGGATTTTGTTCGTGATATGAATATCCTGCTGAATCCAGCACATCACCAATAAAAATTACTTGGTTGCAATTATAGGTTTCATATTGCTCTAAAACCCAGGGCAAATATTCATCTAAATCCCACGGACAATGAAGGTCACCAACGACTAGGATATTCCTAGTGTCGGCTTCCCTCATTTTTTTTAGTGCCACAATTTCGTGTGGCTTTAATCTGTATCTATTATTTTTTGGACTTTCCAAAATCAGCAAAAGATTGTCCTAACAACATAGCTAGTAGTGAATACCATACTTTAGATACTGCATCTTCATCAGCACCTAATGCTGCTGCAATTAATGGTACTACAATAGAACTGATTCCTAGCCATACCTTCTTAGAAGTCAATAGCTGGGTAATAATGTAATTTTTCATAGTTATTTATTTTTGATTATTAAATTAATATTCTTTGCGCCCAAGTTAATTATTTCTTTAAGTAATAATTCTAAAGCTAAAGTTGAATTGCTAACAAAGTCTTGTTGAGTTCCTAGTCCTACTAGAATACATCCTCTTGTGTCTTTAGCTGAATTACCCCTATGGAATAATATATATGAACGGTCTTTTACGTCTTGCACTAATAAGTGCAAATAATCTCTAGTTGCACTTTCTCTTGGGTATCTTAGTCTTACTTTATATTCTCCTGTTGGAATACAAGAAATACTTCTTTGATTATCCCTATAAGGAAGCTCCAAAGTGTCGCACATTTTTTCCCCATTTAAAAATAATTCACCAATAGTAGAATTATCAGTAAAGGTTTCCCTTAAAATTAAAAGATTGATATTGGATTTAGAGATAATAGGTTTTGTAGATTTTACACCCCTTAACCTCTTTAACAAATTCTTTACGCATTTTAACTTCACTTTCTTTAGTTTTGTTATACTTAGGATTTGTGCTATTTAGTTTTCTTTTCTTCATTTACACCCTTTAAATTTTTCACCATCACACCAACCTAGACAATAAATTTGTCCTGTTAGCTTGTATATAAGATTGCATATTAGTTTTTTCATTTTTTGAATTTAAAAAATTTATAAATTGTAAAGCATATTGCTAATACTAAAGATACTAGAGTTAGTATCTCATTACAATCAGTTATGCTAAAACCGATTGCGCTTCCGTTAGCTATTCCTACTTGTAGCGTGTCTTTTAGATCTGTCATCTTTATTTGATTTTGGCTTACTTTCCAAGTAGGATTTTAGCTTAGTAATATTTATTTGTTTTGGTTTATAATGTTTCTTCATTAAGTTAAGTCAGGTGTTAAAAAGTTTCTTAATGTTAGTTTAGTTCCTTGTGGTGGAGTATCAAGGTTCATTCCTGCATAGTAGTTTTCAGTTGAAGGATTAACATCTGCACCTGAATTTGTAGAATATTCAGGAAAGCTACTTGTGTTGTTTTTAATGTAGTCAATCATTCTTTCACGATAGTAACTAGCTGTGTTCAAAATTTCTTCTCTAAGGTGTTGTGCTTCTTCTGTTGTTAAAGGATTTCCTGTTTCTGATGTTTTAGAATAAATATTACCGTTTTCAACTTTAAATCTAAGATATGGTAAAACGTGATATAAAGCATATCCAGGCAACATATCCCCAATGTAATCATCTACCAAAGTCTTGTAAGCTCCTGCCAAAGTTCCTGCAATAATTTCGTCTTTCAATTTTTTCGTTAAGTCAGTTCCTAGTGCTGTTTCAACATATAATTTTTGACTTTCTCGTACTCCGAAAAGTAATAAATCGTCATCTACATTTAGATTAACTGCTGTTGAATCCTTTAACTTGCTTTCTGATATAAATAAAACGTATGCCATAATTATCTTGGTTTTAAAAATCCTTTGTTCTTCATTCTTTTTGGTGGTTTTGCTACTAAAGGACTATTTTTTTTAGCAGTAAACCCTTCTGATCTTGCTTTAGTATATCCAATTAAATCTGCATCTTCTATTTTTGTTGTTCTTGACTCTCCTATTGTAGTTTTAAAGATTTGTCTTAACCAAAAATGCTGACAATTACCACCGCCTTTATATTTAAAAATATCGTATTTTAAAGCACCTTTAGCACCCCATCCTATGTTTCTTTTTTGCCTTTTAGAATAATAGTAATCATTCACAACCTTATTGCTCATAGCTTGTATATCTTCCTTTCTATACAATTTTTTAGCACCCATCATCTGTCGGCAAAAACGTCTTTTTTCTCCTGTTTTATTTACTAAAAAATTATCTTCTGCATAAACATATCTAACTCTAAAATAATCGCCTGTTTTTTTGCTTAATCCATCTTGTTCTGATTTTCTTTCAGGCTTTGGACTTCCTGTTGAAGCCAACTCTATTCTCTCGCTTGCAACATCATTTAACACCCCTTCAAAATCAAAATCTAAATGCTCATCTTCTACCTTTTCTTCTTCTACTAATTCATAACCTTCAGGAATATCTTGTCCAAATTCTTCAATAAACTTAGAAAGTTCAGTTGCTGGAGAATGTTCCTCACAAGCCATATAGACTGTTTTACCGTCTAATTCGTGTTCGTGGTAGCCTTCGCATCCTTTTTTTTCTGCAACAGCTAGAGCTTCTTCTATGGTGTCAAATACAGGCTGTCCATCTATCATTCCAACTTTGCTAAAATCTTCTCTTATTTCAACGTCTAACGGTTTTAACCCCATTTCTGTTCTTAGTTCATCTTCCGTCATAATTCCTTTTAAGTCCTCAGAAGTAAACGTAAGTGTAATTGGTTTTAACTGAACAAAATCAACAGGCAAATCCATATCATTTACTGAGAATAAAGTCTGTAAAGTGTTTTTGATATTTAATTGAAATGGAATTATTACGGTGTTAAGATAAAAATTAAAGGCTGCATTAAGTTCATCTACATTTGATCCTAAACCTGTATCGTTTTTAATACCCATAAGCATAGGGCTTGTTACCCTGTGTCCTGTAAGGATATTTTGAACCAAAAGCTCTTGAAGTGCTAAATACTGCTTATCTGCGTCAGAAACGCTTATAGGTGTTATCTCAGGTGTTCTAGTCTTATCATCTGAAAAGGTTAATATAAACTTTCCTGAGTTTTTAGCTCCTGTAAATTTATCTGTTAAACTTTGCTCTACTTGTCTGCGTTCTTCAGCAGTTGGTACTCCATTTGCGAAACTGATAAAATAGCTACCACTAAAACCGTTCTCTATATTGTTTAAGTGAAACTCTGCAACCCTTTGATCTACTAAAGCCCAATTACACGCAGCTAAATAGTCAGGTGTATGGTAACAATCCATATTAGGCGAATAAGCTCCTGTATATAATAACTGACTTCCTGATGTTCTATCGTTTACATTAAAGGCTGCTATTGGATAAGGTTTATGCGTTCTAGTGTTACTCCAATCTGCTGATATAAAATAAGTGTCTATTTTACCTATTTCATTTGGTCGCCCTGCTCTTACCCTCTCAACAGGAACGTGATATACTTCTGCTATTTCAGTTCTCTCTCTATTCCATACAACGTGCAAAGCATAAGCTCCTTGTAGCTTAAAATCAAATGCCACCTTTTTTATTACTTGGTGTAAAGATTCTTTAGAATTAGCGTGACGCATAAACTTTTTAAGTTTGACATAAGTGTCTAAGCTAGTGTCCTCATCAGAAACGACTAAGTCCTCAGCAGCAATCATTTCTGCTGTTGCGTTTATGATAGCAGCGTGTGTTGAAGAATTGTAATATAAGTCAATAAGGAATTGAGGATAAAGATTTTTCCAATCTTCTGTTCCATACTCTATGTAGTCACGACCTCTAACTTCTTGCACTATTGGTGCTGTTGCTGTTTCTAAATTTACTGAAATTAATCTGTCTTTCATAATTTTGTTTTTATATACCTGATAGTCTATCGTTTACATTAGCTGTTAAAGCTGATGATGTTGAACTGTATATCTGAACTTCTTCCATATCTCCATCATAAGCATTAAGATCTGTTTTTCTTACCCCAAGACAATCTATGTCCACCGTTCCTGCCTTTGTTTCTGTGTCAGTTTGTTTGACACCATCTTTCCATAAAGTTATAAGATTTGAACCATCTCTTGTAAATACTATATAGCAATCCCCAAATGTACCACTATTTAAACTAAAATCAGCAGCCGATCCATCAACTTTTATTCTAATCGTACTAGAGTTTGTGATTTTCATAAATTCGTTAGCTGTTGTGTTATCAGCTATAACTACATTACTAAAAGCAGTAGGTGTTATTTTAAGACCTATGGTAAATTCCCCTGATAGACTAATTTGCCCTGATGTTTGTAGATTTTGAGTTGCGCTATTACTAAAGGTTAAAGTTCCTGAAGAATAAGCAGGTTGTTCACTAGCAGTAGCTTGTACCATATGGTAGTTGTTACTAGAACTATCCGCCCATTGACTAACATTAGAACCATTTAAAGTAATTCCCACAGCGTTTTGATACCACGCTTCTAAACTAGATTCATCATCAGGCGACCAAACACCCTGAGGTCTTATTGATGATAAACTTAAATCTAATCCTAACTTTAACATATCTTATGTAGTTGCTCCTTCAGAATAACCTACTCCAACACCACTTGTAAGAGTTATAGCTGTCACATTCATAAAGAGTGTTGTTCCAGCAGGTAGTGTAGTTTGTAAAGCCGCTTCACCTGTTGCATCTGCAACCGTAATAGCTGACACTACACTTTCAACAGGAAAATAGACACAATACCAATCTTTACCTGATTGTGCTGCTGTTGTAAAAATTTCTGTATTTCCGTTTTTACCTAGTTGTTCTGTTAATAATTGTTGTACATTTTCTATTGCCATTTTTTTTATTTTTTATTGTCCGTAATATATATAGTTAGTTCCACTTGGCTCTTGCCTTTGAGTGTATTGAACTTGTGCTGTTCCTGCTTTATCTGCTACATACATCTTGCCCTTAGTTACTAAACCCTTAACCACCCCCTTAGTATCAGCAGGTGGTGTTAAGACTTGTGTTTCGTTTGCAGGCGCATTTTCCGCATCTAAAGTAACTGTGCCTACCCAACTTACTTCGTAGCATTCATATTTATAAAATCCTGAAGGTATTAGTTTTGTTTTGCCTGTATAAACATTAGGAGTTGTATTATATTCAAATCTAATCTCAGTATATCTATCATTTATTGTTTCTGCTACTCCATACGCATATTGAACCGACTTATCCATATCATTAGTAAACTTCATTAAGTGCCTAATTTGGGTTTTAGCAACAGCAGTATTTATTCTATTGTCCTCAGTTTGTATATAAACTCTAAAGCCTGTTTCTGTTGTAGCT